TCACTACAACAAACCAAATTACACAAACAGTAAATATTATATAAGCGAATATATCGCCGATAATTGCTCATTATGGAATAAATAAAAGAATATAAAAGAATATAAAAGAATATAAAAGAATATAAAAACTGGCTGGAGTGTAAAAGCTCCAGCAAATAAAAAAATAAAAATAAAATTTAAAAATTTAATGGAGGGTATAAAATGATAAATAAAAATAAATTACAAAAATTAAATAATAAGGAATTACAAGAAATAGTATATAAAAAAATAAATAGGATTGAGCGTTTAAGTTATGATTTGAATGTTAGGAAATGTGGCGGGAGTCTTTCTAAATTAATAAATTTAAACGATAGAGACGGTCAAAAACTTTTACAATTTATGGATTACTTTATAGACCAAATAAGAAATGAAAAACAAACGGAAGAAAATGATTATTATAATATATCTAATAATGATATGATTAATGAACATTTAAACAAAAATCAGTTAATAGATTTTATAGAACAATTAGACAATTATTTATATCAAATAATAGAGGATTTTAGGGATTATCAAGATTATAAAAATAACGGATTTTTAGATTATTAAAAAATAAAATAATAAAATGATAGGTAGATTAAAAATCTACCTATTTTTTTATTGTTCAGAATAACAACACATACAAAATACATATACCAAATAGTAATAAATACATACCAAAAATTCATATATTATATAGCACCGTAACGCTTTTTAAAGCACGTTAAAAAATCAAGTCTTATTTTAATATCAATCAAATATTATAAGCTTGTATAATTCATTATATAACGTTGTGTTATCGTTTATATTTCAACGTTTTACACAATATCAATAATATTATACTATTGATTAATTGATTACTTTATAATACATCAAGTTAATTAGTTTATTAATATATGTATATAATATAATTAATACCATATTTTAATAACTGTATCGTTGTAATTACTTGTAAAATGTTGTATAATGTATACCATAATCAAATAGATTAGTTATAAATATATACAATTATTTTATTTGAATTATTTTTTATTACATAGTATTTTAATAAAAATATTATAGTAATCTTAAAAACTGTATTACTGTATTAATAGCACTTTTACAACTCAATCAATTTACTATTAAATATATTAACAGAAGTTAAAATATGATATAATTAATAAGTAATAAAAAATAGAAAAAATAAAAATCCAAAAATAAAATGTCTAGGACAAAATCAATTTAAAATAAATTTGGTTTGAGCTGGACGAAGTTTGGAAAAATTTTCCCAAAAATCGAAATTAAAAATTACATTGAATCGCAAAACTCCAGTTTTTTTAACTTATCAAAAATTTCTTCAAATAATCTCCTGATTATTGAGCTAATATTAATATTTTTTCCTACAACTAAAAAATAAATTAGTTGTAGTTTTTTTATGTCCATTTTCCCTATATAGTCTTTTATTCCAAACTTCCCTACAAACTAACTAACCTATTCCCTTTTAAAATTAACTACAAGCAAAAATACAAGTCTTTTGACGCCTAACCCACACAATTACACCTCCAGCTAATTAACAATCCTTAAATTAGCTTTAAATCAGTTCCAGAACTTCTGGAATATTGTATTTTTGATTTTGCAGAACAAATCCTAGACCAAAACAACCTCATAAAATCAATTTTAAAGTCTATATGTAATTTATCTATGTAATTATACCTCTACCCTATATAAAGCTTGGTATAATAGCCTACAGTTAATTTTATTAATAATTTTATCTAGAAATTTCCCGACAAAATCCTGTAGGGTATCTCTAGCAAATTTTTGACACAAAAATACCTCCAGCTTTTAGCAAATTTTTTTCAAAACAATTTTCAGAACATTTTTTCTAAACTTTTTTCAAGATTTTTTTCTATATAAAATCTAAATTAAAATTATTTTAAAACGAAAACAAAAATTCTGGAAATCGCCCTCAAAAATCGTAAAAAGTTGGAGGGGGGTATAAAAATCAAAAAAGTTAGGAGGGGGTATTTTCTTCTAACTCATTATACATATCCATAGCTTGTTTATGTATGCTTTTAAGGTAACTTTCGCTCTTATCTAATTCATCAGCAATAGACCTCCAGTCAAGCTGTTCAATATATCTTAAAAGCAACACGTCACCATAAATATTAGGTATTTTAAGTATCTTATCAATAGCCAGTGCCTTTTCCTTATTCAAACATTCAATAGCTTCTTTAAGTTGAATTTCCAAATCAATACATTTATCGACCGTCAAATTACCCTCATTCTTTTTAGAACTTGTTACCTTTTCAGTTGAGTAATTAATTCCTCGTAAATCATACTTTTTGTCTTTTAAATTTCTTAAAATTCTGGATAGACTACTAACTCTAACACTATAATGTTTGATTTCTTCTAACCTATTCAATGCTATCACCTATATCTTAATGCTTTTAATATTAGTTCCAACCTCACTTTTTAAAGCTTCGTTGATGTCATCAAAATTCAAATACCCTTTATTTATGCTATCAATTAACTCATTGTATTCTTCAATAAACCTTGCTAATCTCTCTTTACCATAACCAAATTTAGTCCTCAATACCCACAATGGAACAGTAGTAACAATCTTCATTACATTATCAACACATTCATCTTCTTTTTCTTTTAACAACTTATAAGCCTTTTGTTCTACCATTTTATTCACTTGTTGCATAGTAAAGTTATACGTCGGTGTTTTAGTCTTTATCCCAGCTTTTCTACGTTCTTGTCTATTCATATTGCAACTCCAATTCATCTATAATATCAAGCATATAAGAGTATAGGTCTACACTAATCTCATTTCTGATAAAGTTTACCACTTCTCGTAAATCATCAAAAGTGTTGTATTCCCTATCATTCGTAGTTTCCTTAATCTCTTTTTTTATTCTTTTAGCCATAATATGAGAGATTTTAGGATAAAACCTCTCTAAAACCTCATCATATTCCTTATCTGTTAATTTAATCATTATAAGTCTTCCTCTTTGATAAATTTTTTAAAATTATCTCTTATTGGTATATCATTTTGCTGTCTATACATTAAAGCTTGAATGCTAACATTAAGCTTATCAGCTAAAATTCCCCTAGGATATTTTTCGCCTTGATATTCTATATATACAGTGTTTCTTCTGTTATTTTCTTGATTTTTCCAATCTACCCACCTACAATTATCTGGGAAATATCCTTTGGCATTATCTATTCTGTCAATAGTTAAATCTTTTTTATATCCATTATCTAAACTCCGATTTCTGAAACTTTCATAAGATTGATACCATTCTTCAAAAACATCTATTCCTCTAGCACCATAATATTTATAGTTTGCATTTGTTTTTAATCTACATCTTTTTTTAACACCTCGCCAAATATCATACAGCCTTGTTCCAGTTTCTTTATGAGTGGTATTTTTCTTCGCCCCTCTTTTTAATACTTCCTTTCTGTGACAACCACAAGATTTACAACTTCCATTTCTTAAAAATTTACCTGTAGTTACTGTTAAATTTCCACAGTCGCATTTACACAACCACCTAGCCTTTCTATCTTTTGAATTCTCAACTCTTTTAATTACGGTTAATTTCCCGTACCTCTTGCCTGTTTCGTCTATAACTTTTCCCATTTATTTGTCCTCGCGATAGAAAATACCATCAATAGTCTTTCCTTTTCTTTTAGAAATCTTATCATAAGCTAACTGTAAACACTCTACACAATCAATTCCTAATTGTTTACACAACACAATTAGTGTTACAAAGATGTCGCCCATTTCATCTTTCATAAGATTTTTGCTTACTGAACTAAAAACTTCACACTTACCAGAATAAAAGTCCATTTCAGTTTTAAATTCAAATACTTCCTCGATAAATTTCATAAATTGTTTGTCGGCGTTCTCACTGTGTAATAAATCCTTGTCATTTGCCCATTCTAAAACTAATTCTTTTAAATCTTCAAAACTTTTCTTTCCCACTCTTTCAACCTCGTATATAACTCCATTTTCCTTTAAATCATGAATAAAATTAAAAGTATATTCTATACATTCTCTATCTATTTTTGATAAATCAGAATTTTCCAAATCACTTCTATCAAATTCAAATCTACGCTTTCCACCGAAAGACCTGCATTCAATCCTTAACTCATGATTTTCAACATTAAATCCACACCAAAACTTATTGTCAGCACAATAATATATATCTTCCTTACTTCCAAAAGTTTTTGAATGACAAATATGAGTAGGATTCATTATCTTATCTTCCAATAAGTCATATTTTCTTAATAATTTTGTATCGGCTACAAATAGTTCTGGTTTTAAAACTCTATAAATCATCTATACCTCCCGTTTTCAATTTGATAAAGTCTTGAATTAATATTTTTTCTAAGTCTGTTTATCAACATTGCATTTATATCTGCATTATCATCTTTTTTTGCATCTGATTGATTTCTAAAAATATTCTGTTCTAATTCCTCAAAATCAACCTCACAAGCTAAAAGTAGTTTTTCAACTTCTTTGATTGTCATCTTCCACCTCGATTTCTTCTATATTTATTTCACTGATACTTGAATCCCCTAAATGATATATAGGGTCTATGACTTTTTCAATCATCTCTTTCACATCACTTTTAGTCCAGTAATCATAAGGCTCAAACTCAAAATATATTTTAAACTTTTTCATCTTCCACCTCTACAACACAACCATCTAACAATTTCAACACGTCCATCATGAGCATACAGTCGTACACGTCGCCATAACACTCAATCTTTTTGCCGAACAAGTCGCCTTTTTCAAATTCAAATCCACAAATGTCACCATAGCTTGATAATGTTAAGTTTAGAATATCGTCATTCAATCTTGCAGTTAAAGAATTATTACTACCAAATCTATAACTCTCTCTGTCACCATAACCTCTAATTGCTATCACTCCTGAATCGCATACTTTGAATTCAAGTCTTATGTTCTCAGCGTTTTTCAACAGTCTTTTTCTGTTTACTCTAAAAGTATTATTGCTTTTAATTCTCATCTTTTTCTTCCTTTTTCTCTAAAATCAATAAAGGGATTGCGTCACCTCTGACTTCTATGTTACATTCGTATTCAACATCTTTTTCTTTGTCATAATATAGTGCAAATATATCGTCACTATCGTTAAAGTAGTATAGTTCGTGTATTAAGTCTTTAACTTTCATCTTATTCCCTTAACTTTCCAATCTAAACCATAACAAGTCCATAAAAAGCACTCTTTTCTACTTCCTAGGTCAAATACTCCAAATCTATCTGTTTTTCTAATCAACTTAGCACGTCTAGACCAGTTATCTAATCCCATATTCTTTATATTTCCATAATTGCTGAGTTCATAGCTTTTTCCACGTTTAAATTTCTTCATAATTTCATCAACAATAATTGCGTTCGCAGTTCTATTTATCTTTTTGCGTATTATTCTATTGTCCCTCATCAATCTTTTAGTTTTATCATCATTGTTAGTTTTAGCAATTATACTTTTCTTTGTTCTATCAATTTTTGTTGCTAACAAATCTACAAAATCATTAAAATCTATGCCCTCATTTTCTTCAATTGTTTGCTCCAGAATTTTAGTTTCTTCATCAGTCCATTTCGCCATATTTTCCCTCATATTTATTATTTTATTTTATATTTATATACGTTCTAGTGTTATCTCAACCCTAGGATTGTTTTTGTCATAAGTAACATAACTTCCGTCATGCATTGCTATTATTTTGCAATTATCATCTTCAATCACATTTGCCTTAACTAAAATGTCACATGTTGCCTCCAGCAAATTCACTAAATCTACCCTGTGTCTAGTCGGCATATAGTAAACACATTTCAAATTGCATTTATCTGAAATGTTTTGCCTATATTTGCCACTTATCTGCCTTAAACAGTCTTTTTCATAACTGACAAACTGTTTACTAGGAATAAGCCTAGGATATGGTTTAGTAATTATTCTGGAACTATTTTTCTTAGTGATTGGTCTTCCATACAATACTAATTCCATTCAATACCTCTTAAATTTAATTGTAATAGCCTACAATTCATTTTTACCCTTGTAGACTATTACTTATATGCCTAACTATTAAAAAGCTTATAATAAGTCTATAAATAGCCTTAAAAAAGAAATCGTCTATTTACTCACGTTTGCTTTTATCATTCTGTAATCTGTGGTATCAGTAAACTCACAAATATATTTACCAGCTAATTCGCTCAGCCTACCAGCTATTGCACTATCAAGGTCAAATAATTGCCTTAGTGTTTTTTCGCTTGTAACTATAGTCATTAAGTTGTTTTCGTATCTGTAGTTGATAATTTCATAAGCTAAACTCAAATCTTTAGCGTTTGGTGTAGTTTTAAACAAATCATCTATGAACAATCCAGCACTTTTCTTGTATCTGCTTTTAAGTCGTTCTCTATCTTCTTCACTATCGTAACTGTACTTGATTAATTCTGATTTCATGTTTTCCCAGTTAACAAATATCGTAGGTGTAAAGTGGATAATCTTTTGAACTCCACAAGCTGTTGCTAAATGAGTTTTTCCACTACCGACTTTGCCGAGGAACAGTATTCCTTTTGCCTTATCATCTTGTGAAAACTCTAAAGCCTTATTGAGTGCTATTTGTTGTTCTACATTGTTCACATTAAAGTTATTCAATAATTGTCTTTTTGCTCTATCCATAATGTGTTGTTCTTCAAGTGATTTCAACGCCATTTCTCTTAATTTACAGTCACAAGTTGCATATCTAACATCACCATTTTCATCTACAACTGTTTTAAAGCCTGTATCTTTGCATTTCTTGCACTTATATTGCTTAGGATTTCTTTTTTCTTCTTCCTGCTGCTCTTTAGCTTTTCTATTAATCAAATCTAATAATTTTTTATCTATCATCATAGTTGCAAATCCTCAATGTTCACAATATAGTCATCAATATCTGGATAAAGGTCTTTGGCTGTTTTGAAATTCTTGATTTCTTCTTCCGTGTATTGATTAGCCTTGATATAATCAAATTCTTCATCATTGCTCTTAGGTGTTGTAAAGTCATTGTAGTTACCGTCTAGTACTTTAGGAAAGTTATTAGGTTTTATAAACCAATCAAAAGTTATCCTAAATGATTTTACATAGCCTTTAAGATATTGTGAGTTCTTCACGTTATCAATAGCCTTTAATACATTGTCAAACCCATATTCATTAATTCTTGCTTGTAGTAGTCTTTGCCTTGTACTACCAGTTCTGATAAGTGTTACATTTGGCACATTGTCATCTATTGAGTTCCATTCTTCAATGATTTTAGCTTGTTCAGAATTAGTTTTGATTTCTGATTTTACGCTGTTTTCTAGTTGAGTTGGCATTTCTTTACCTAAAGTGCAATCTTGATTGATTGATTGATTGATTTCTGATTGAGATTTTGTATCTATCTCTGTCTCTCTCTCTAACTCTAAATCTAACTCTAGCTCTTTCTCTTTCTCTTTCTCTTTCTCTATCTCTGTGTTACATTTTGTTACATTGGTGTTACTTTGTAACGGTGGAGCGTTACATTGTAACGTTTTGTTGTCACATTGTAACGCTTTTTGATTTTCTAGTTCCTTGTTTTTTCTGTATTTTCTAACTCTTTCAGCACTTTTACATTCACTACCAATTAAATTAGGTACTTCATTTAAAAACACATCATTATCAACACATTCTAATAAGTCGTTTGCCATTAGAAAATTCATTGTAATTTTAATGTTGTCAATATCTTCATCAATTTCTAGTTCAAGTTGTTCAAATATATCTTTTTCAGTACCTTTATATTCGATTATTCCACCGTTATCTATGCTTAAAAGCTGTAATTTTAGATAAATAATCGTATAGGTATCTCCTCCAGCTATTCTACGAAGTTTTTTAATTTGTCTATTATTAAAAAAATCATTTTTTAATTTTAGCCAGTAATACTTTTTATTTACACTCAATTAATTCAACTCCTAAAATGGTAATTCATCATCATTATTGAACGTTGCACCCATTCCTAAATTATTAGAATTATTGTTATTTGAACTAGCGTTATTATTTAATACAACTTCTTGTGCATTTTGGTATTTTTCTACATATTTATTCACAATTACTGCTGGAGCATTATCTCTTTTTTCTTTAATTGTTTGATTAGTTTTGTAATCATAAAAGCCTTGTAATCTATATTCGTACACTTCTTTTGAACTATCGTTGTAATCAGTACCCTTGTTCACTTCAAGAATAATACCTACAAATTTACCTACTAAACTAATAATATTACCGTCTTTATCCCAATTCATATTGTCTTTATTAATACCACATAAAGCTAACAAGTGATTGATATGTCTTGTTGCAAATTCAACATCTTCTCCCTCTTTATTTTTGTACCAAATACTAAACCAAGCTTTTTGTCCGTCCTTATCCTCAAAAGTCAATCCTAAACTCTCAGAACTTGTATTTGCACTTTTGTATATCTTTGCTCTAGTACACTTCATTGTGTAAACTCCACTTTTTCTAATTGCACCACTTGTCTTTAATTCTTCGTTATTATAATTGTCATTAATTGTAAACATATCTTATCCTCCGTAGTATTCGTTAATTTTTTCTGTTACTAATTTCAAATCATTTTCTATCAACTGTTCATCAAACATTCCAAGCGGACTTTTTGTAGTATTAAATCCGTTGTTTTGTGTTTGGAAATAATACTTGTTATCTTGTATTACTGTGTTCAATACTATTGTGAATAAACCCTCAATAGTAATCTTTTCATCAAGCAATTTACCTATAGTTTTCACCTTGCTTGTTCCATCTTCCCTTTGTTCATTGTGACTTAAAAAGAATATATTTAAGTCTTCCCTTAGCCTACTTGCAACATCAATAATCATGTAGTAGTGTTGTGCCATTTCCGTAAACTTATCAAATCCTTTTTCTTTAGCACGTACCATAAACTCATTACTAATCACATATTGAAAATCGTCTATAATGATGTTCTTGATATCTTTGTTATTATTCAAATATTTTAAACAACTGATAATCTTATCGTAGTTGTCACTAACTAATCTTCTGCCATTCCCGTCTTTATCCATAATCGGGTAGTTTTTCTTAAAGCCTTTGAATGGTAGTGGCTTGTTTACTGCTTGAATTATGAATGTATCTTTACTATCCATGTTCCTAATGCTTGTACTTTTTCCAGTGCCCGATTGACCTAATATTAATATTAAATTCGACATTATCTAATCCTCAAACTTTCTGTTTGTTTCAATTCAACACCATCAACAATCAATCCCTCTTTAATATCATTTAAAAGCTCTCTCTTGTTGAGTTTACGCTCTATCACATAGTAACTATCGTCTATGTTATTTTCGTTCGTTATTTCAAGCGACGGAGCGTTCTTTTGTAGACTAACAGTGAATAACTTAGTCTTTACTTTTTTGCGACCTGTTTGTTCCATACTCGCCTGTAAATTCTGTTTTAGCCATTTAACTTTATTCTCTATAGTTTTCCTTTTCTCATTAAATACCTTTTCTTGATGTTTGTATGTGTCAATGTCTGCTTCCAAGCTCTTAATCATATTTGCATAATTTTCACACTTTTCCTCAATCTCAACATTAAGATTATCCGCCATTTCTTGCATTTCTTCTGTAATTTCATCAGCGTTGTCAAATTCAGTAAAGAATTTGATGTAATTTTCAGTTAATGTAAACAAACTCATTATTTGTAGTCCTCCACAATCTTATTTATTTCATCTAAATTTTTAAGAACAAAATCTACTATACTATCTAAGGTATTTTCGTATTGATACAAACCACCTTGTAATAGCATTGTTATTTGTAGTCTTATCTCATGATTTACTGCGTCTTCCCTTGTATAAAACTTTTCTCCATCACCACACGTATAAACTGTCTCTTGTCTTGAACTAATCATCTAAATTCTCCTTTTCTTTGTTGTTTTTAAAATATATTTGCAAAAATGTGTAATGCAACTTCTTGCAACTATTCTTTAAAGCGTTCAACTTATCATCATTTATTTTAAAATCATCTTTAATAGCGACTTGCATTTCTTCATCAAATATAAATACTAATTGTCCTCCAGCTATCAACTCATGTTCAATCATTGACATTTGATTATTAGGTTTTCTAGTAAATACACAAGTAATCGGAAATTGTCCTGTACTAAATTGAAATTCTAAGTCTTCACTATCTGCTAACTGTTCAATCTTTTCACTTATTTTATTAATTTCATCTAATAGCATATATACACTCCTTTAAATTCGTGATATAATCACGTTGTATAATATTTTTTCTTATCGGCTGTATTTGTGGTTATTTACAGTCGATTTTTCCTTTATAACTCTTTTATATCAGTACCTCTATAAAAGCCTTGTATTCCCTCACTCTTTCGGAAGTCAACTACTAAAAGCTTTTTAAAATATGCGTCCATTTCCTCCTTTAATTTGTAAATTGAGTTATTATAAATAGTCTCCATACATTCATCTGTAATATCGAAGTCTATTATTGCTCTAAATTTCATATTCTCACCCCTTTTTTTGCCATTTCTCTAAATAAATTCGCATTTTCTTTTATGTCTTCTGATAATTCTTCTGATATTCTGCTATCCTTATTTACATAGCTATCACCAATTTTTAAATTAAATCTATTTTTATCTTTTTCTTCTTTTGCTTTCGTTCTAACCCTTAAATTAGCTATATAATGTCTGTCGATTTCTGCGTTAAATTTTTCTTCAAACAAAGCTTTTAATTCTACATTTTTCATACTTAAATGCTCAAGTAGAAACTGTATTTGTATTTCTGAATATTTACTTTTTCTGCCCATTATTCCTCGTCCGCGTTGCTCAAATAACAAATCAACATTTCCAAGTAGTCTTTTGCTTTTAATAGGTCATCAATACCATTTTTATCGTTGTATCTGATTAGGTATTTCAACGTATTACATAAATAAAATCCGTCTTCAACTCCACAACGATTTTTATTAGCTATGTCGATAATTACCCTCATTGCGTTTTGCCCGTTTATCATGTATCTATTCTTGTTTTCCATTACAACATTCTCCCAGTAATAACAAGTAAATTTAAAAGTATACAAAACTTCAAAAGCATAATACATACACTGCCTACTGTTTTCATATCGTCTAATCTATCCACTTTTGCTTTTTTCTTTTTAACTTTTATTGTTTTTCTTTTAGTTTCTCCAAAGTTTGGTCTTTTCATCCCTACCCAAGCCTTATCGTAACTATCCAATTTCTTTTCCATAAACTCCTCCTAAAATGTTTGTGTAATGCTTTTTATCACGCTTTTTAATCTTCTAATGTTATCCTTTAAGTTATTATTTTCTTGTCTTAGTACAAAATTTTCTTCTTCTAGTGCAACTGTTCTACCCGATTTTTCTACAGAATTGACTTGCTCCATTGGATAAGTACATCTACCTATTTCAGTCCTTGTTAGTATTCCTTTAGCTTCCAGCGTTGAAATGTGTTCTTCTGTAACACTCCACCTCTTAGCTAAATCTTTTTTAGAAATAACTGTTTGTAGTTCCATTTTTTACGCCCTCAAAAACTTATTGGTAAAATATATTTGTCCCTTACCTGTAACCTTGGTAGTTGATGTCGTTCTTACACTACCGTTAGGATTGCTCACAATTCTTGTTTTAACCTCAAACAATCCTCGTTCCATTGAGTATTGTGTTGGCAAGTTTTTGCGTTCACCACTTTTACATAGATAATCGTGTTGTCTTAACCATTCAAATAGCTTGTTTTGACCAATATCATAGCCATTTTGCTTTAATCTTTTAGCAAATTCACCTATCAGTATTGAGTTTTCAGCAACTTCGCAACTATCAGCAAACAACACCTTTGGCTTGTCCCTCTCAATCTGTGCCTCTGCCAACGCTCTTTTTGCCTTTTCTTCTTTTAGATTTGTTGCCAGTCTTATCAAATAATCTGGGTCGCTTAAAGTTTTTTCTATAACCTCACTACTCATATACGCTCCATGTTTTCTAATTGTTGGTATAACTTCATGAGTAATCCATCTCTTGAACTTTTTCGCTTCTTTTTTTCTACTTGCTAAAATCAAATTGTATAATCCATATTCACTTACGATTGATTTATTAGGATTTCCAATACCCTCATTTAAAATGATAGTATTCTTTTCATCATCATCTAGCCTTGTTAATGCCTGACTTGTATTAGAAATATCTAATGCACTACACACATCTGTTGCTATGAACCAAGGTTCATTATTTTTTGTAACTGTCCTTATCTCTCCAAATTCGTTATTCTTAAAAATTTGTAATTCGTTCATTATATTTCTCCTTTGTTCTATATTATTGAACTTTTAGATTAAAAAAATATTGTTTTATATCTGATTCGTTTATATCTAAAATTTTACAAGCTTTTGAGATTTCATTTTGTTTCCAATAATTAATATTATTTAACTTTAATGAAATTGTTCGCTCTGATAATCCCATATTTTCAGCAAATTTTGTTTGATTACCGCATTTTTCCACAATTCTGCCTTTTAACTTGCTATAGTCATACGACATTTATTTCACCTCTCTTCTGGTTCAATACCTTTGAACAATTATATAATACACTTTATTTTTTCACTTGTCAATACTTTTCTTCAATTTTTTTGAACTTTTTTTATTTTCTATGTTATAATATTTCTATAAGGTGGTGAAATAATGAAAACAACAACATCAAATCGATTAAAAGAAATAATGAGTGAGCGAAATCTGCGTCAAGTAGATATATTAGAAATGGTCGCGCCGTATTCTAAAAAGATGGATATAAGATTAGCAAAGAACGATTTAAGCCAATATGTTTCTGGTAAAGTTGAACCATCACAAGAAAAACTAACTTTATTAAGTTTAGCATTAAATGTTAGTGAGCCTTGGTTAATGGGATATGATGTTCCAAAACAAGAAATAACATCAAATTCTAATTCCGGAATATCTGTTCCATTAGTTGGTACTATAGCAGCTGGAACGCCGATATTAGCAGAAGAAAACGTAGAACGATATTTTAATATAGATAGCTCTATAAAAGCCGATTTTTGCTTGAGAATTAAAGGTGACAGTATGATAAATGAGGGAATACATAATAACGATATTGTGTTCATTCATCAACAACCTATTCTTGAAAACGGAGAAATTGGAGCTGTAATTATAGACGGTGAAGCGACATTAAAGAGATTTTATAAAACTAATACTGGAATAGTATTGCAACCAGCTAATGAGAAATACGCACCTATTATAGTAGATGAAAATTCAAACTTAATAATAGCTGGTAAATTATCGGCTATATTAAATATAAAAAATTAAAGGAGAAATAAAAAATGGAAGAAAATCAAAACAAAGAAAAAAAGAAAGAAAAAGCTTTAAAACCAAAAAAACAATGGTATAAAAACAAAAGAAATTTGGTAGACGTTATACTGGTTATCTTATTAATCTTTACTTTTTTTTATTCAATTGGAATATCAGATGAATATAATAAGTTATCACGAAGTGAAGAATCCATAATTTTAGAAAGAGATAAATTAAAAGAAAGTTTAACCAAAAATGAAGAATTAACCAATAAATTAAACGAAGAAAATGAAGAATTGAAGAAAAAAATAGATTTGGCTAAACCTTGGTTTGAAATGGAAGAAAAAGAGAGAAAAGAAAAAGAAGCTAAATTAAAATCTGAAAAAGAAGCTAAAGAAAAGAAATTAGCGGAAGAAAAAGAAAAACAAGCAAAACAAGGATATAATACAGGAATAACTTATGAACAGTTAGCAAGAACACCTGATAAGTTAATGGGAAGAGCGGTTAAATTTTACGGAAAGGTAATCCAAATTATCGAGGGAGATACAGAAGTTCAAATGAGATTAGCCGTTAATGATGATTACGATAAAATTTTATATTGTGCTATTTCAAAAGATAATTTAAAGGGTACTAGAATATTAGAAAACGATAAAATAACTATATACGGAGTTAGCACGGGATTAATCACTTATGATTCTACAATGGGTGGCAAAATTTCTATCCCCGGTGTTTTAATTGAAAAGTATGAATAATAAAAAAATACCCCTCGTGATAAACACAAGGGATATCAAGTATATATGCTATATACTACTATTACTCAAATACATTATAGCACATATACTCGCCTATTTAAACTAAAGGAAGTGAGGATATGCAACAAACAGTAGGAAGCACAATACGTAAACTTAATGGAAAATGGCAAGCGATAATAAGAGTTAAAGTTAACGGTAAATGGAAGCAAGTAGACACTAAATATGGATTTAAAACTAAAGCAGAAGCCAACAACTGGATAAGCAAGAATATAGGTAAATACACTAAGACTTATCAAATAAATGGATATGAGGATATAACTTTAAGAGAACTAAAAGAAATCTATTTAGATTATAAAAAAGATAAAGTTAGAAATAGTTCGCACAATTTAATGAAATGTCAACTAAAACAAGCCACATCTTATGAAGATAGAAAAATTAAAACATTTACTAAAATGGATATGGAAAATTTATCAAGAGAACTAAAGGTTAAAACAAAAATAGCAAGGTACAAACAACTTTTTGAATTTGCTATTAAAACATTAGAATTAAATATGAAAAATCCAGCACGTGATGTACCATCTAATTTTAAAAAAGACAAAGATACAGTTGTTGTGTCTGTATCAGAATTTGAAAATGAAATAAAACCATTATTCAAAAAAGATGAACATTTATTAATCTTGGATATAGCGTTTTATACTGGATTACGTTCTTCTGAAATTGCTGGACTAACTTATGACGATATATTCCCAACATATCTAGTGGTTAATAAACAATTTAATAAAAGAACAAATAGTTTTACTCCACCTAAAAGTGTCAACAGTACAAGAAAAGTGCCTATAAGCAATAAACTTTATAAGGAAATAATAGAATATAGAAACAAACAAAAGATTATATCAACTGATAAGAGATTATTTCCTAAAAGATTTGCTATGCAACCAACCTATACTAAACTAATTAAAGTGACAAAAGATACCAAGTTTGAGGGAATAAATTTGCACTCGTTAAGACATAGTTACACAACTAATTTAATTACAAACGGAATAGACTTCAAAACTGTTTCCAGAATTATCGGCGATACAGTGGAAATGGTAATGAAGACATATTCACATTATACTGAACAAGGATATAAACAAGTTGAACAATTAATTAATAGCATTTAATTTTTTTGTGTAATTTGTGTGTAATTTCAAAAATACAAGTCATCAAATGTGTTGATTTCAAGGGATATTATCAAAATTTTAATATTATATCACATTTGCCTATTAAAGGTATTAAAACTCAATAAGCACAAATAAACATTGAAAAATACACGATTACTCATTTTGTAAAATAGTTCTAAACCGTTAAGAACTAATACAATTTGTGTAATCGTGTGTAACTCGTGTGTAATCTGTGTGTAATATTTTTTTATTGATTATCCTCAAAAATCTTATTAAATTCTTGCATATCTTCTTTAGTTGCATAATCTTTTATATAAAGTTTCGCTGTTCTTCTATAACTATCAACAGTTGCTTTTTTTCGATTTTTCTTTTCCCAATTTCTGGAAGCTTTAATTTGAGAATTTGTTGATTTGTTTTTCATAAGCTCACCTCTTTTGCTTTGATAAATATATTATAACGCATACGTTATATATTGTCAATAAACGACTTAAAAATATATGTAAATTTTATCAATTTCGATTTATGGCACTTAATGAACATTTTATCAGCTTTTTAGCTTTTAGCTATGTAATTATACCAACCATATAAAAATAATCTCATATAAAGCCTTTTGTGAGGTTGTTTTTGTTTATATTCCCGTTGACTTTTAGATTTTTATGTATTACAATAATTTTACAGTAAATGTTTGTATTGCGTGCAAATTTAAGTATACTTTACTGTATAGTCACTCTTATTGAGTGACTATTTTTTTGTGTACACATAAAAAAAGAGGGTAGACAAAAAGCCTACCCTGTGTAGTAAAAAATAAGTTACAAAATAATTTGAATCATACTATAAATTGTTTTTCTTTTCAACATTCCTACAAGCGTATCCGACATCTTTATCATATCGAATAGCTAATCTTCTTAGTACAGTTACGCACGATTAACTCACGATTACTCTCGATTAGCCGCACGATTATTTTTATAAAAAAAATTGAGATAGCACTAGTAACCATCTCAACTCGACTTGCTCTCAAGTCACTCTTTTAGTTAAACCGTATAAAGTTTGTATGCTTATATTATAACATATTTATCACTAAAAGTGATTACTCAACTTTACTCAATTTTACTCAACTTTACTCAACTCGAACTTATTCTTCATTTGTTACATCAGAATATTTTTTAACACTTGTATATAAACCTACTGCCGATAAACCATAAGTTATTCCGATTAGCACGCCGTCTACATTTACACCATTGACTGCTACGCCCAAAATACCACCAATAAAGATGGAGATTAGTGGAATATATTTGCTATTCACAACCTCTGCTTTTTTGATTACTTCTAACAAGCCTATAATCAACGGCACCATCAATATATTTGTTGTATCGTTCATAATTATTTCCTCACTAAATATTTGCTTCTATCTTTATTGAAATCTTCTGCCTTATCAGTTGCCTTAACGTGATAAGTTGCATATCCTGTCAATCCGTAATTCTTGCCCTCAATCTTGCCTAAATGGTCTCCGCCAACTGCGATAATCGTATCTCCGCTTTTAACCATTCTGCCAAAATCATAGTTGAATGGTGCTGGTGCAAGTAGAGCCTTATGTTCTTGTGCTATAATATACGCTTTTTGGTATTCATCATCTAAATATGTTACAACTGTGTTTTTTACACTATCTTTTTGCTCTTTTGTCAATTCCAACTTTGATACTCCTTTCACTTCTACTTTTGGTCTAGTTATCTTTTTAAGTCCGTAAAATTGTGCTATCGTGTCTGCTGTTGCTTGTGCAATCTCTTTACGTTTTTCTACATACAACTTGCAATCTTCTCTATTAGTATGGAATACGTGTTCTATCAACATCCCCAACTTCGCTTTATTTGAGTACAAAACACCATAGTAATTTGAGCCACCAGGGCTTATAGGCTGTACATAAAAACGTTCTGGATTTCTAGTTCTCCACCTAACACCTCTGTTTTTTGTGCCTATTGCACGTGAGATATTAGCACATAAGTTTTTCATCAATACTGGACTATTTGCATTGATATCTCCGTAAATTTCAATACCTCTTACACTACTATTCGCCGCATTTGAGTGTAAGGATATAAATAAGTCATATCCCTGTGCTTTGTTTCCTCTTTGCGACAACGACGGATTATCAGTAATACTGTTTCTTGTAGTTCCTACATAAAAACCGTATTTTTCTAGCTCTCTTTTAAGTACAAGACTGTATTTGTAGTTGTTGTCGCCCTCATTGCCAATGACACTACCACGATTGAAATCACGACCAGCTCCATGCCCAGCGTCTAACATTATTTTAATCGTCATATCTTGCTCCACCTCCTAATATTATTTGCTTCATTTCGCCTAATATTTTCAACATTTCTTCTTGATTTTTCAATAATTCATCATGGTCTCTTTGCAAGTCCATAGCGTTTGTGTTATGTTGTTCTAGTTTTTCTTTTAAGTCTAGCAATTGTCTTTTAAAATCAACAGTTTCATCATAATGTCGATTTGTTATTTCTGTGTTTTTATCTATTGATTTGTTGAAATTTACCCAAGCCGTTAGCATAAGTGGTGTGTATTTAAACACAAATACACAAACACCTACTGCAAAAGCAAGGGTAAACCCAGTATCTAATAATTTTAGAAATTGCTCCATCTGTCCTCCTTCTTTATATTATTATCGTTGTCGCTTTTGAGGTAGTTTTATATATTGTTAATTTAAAGTAGTTACCAGAATTATTTTCAATGGATAACCAAGGGTCTTCCTTTTTTGCCATAAAAACACTTCCATCTTTGATTAAATATTTTTTGCCGTTAGCCTTTATTGTGTATTCATCTGATGGATTGTCTGTCTTAAGTCTATAATTTGTGTTAAGTTTCAAGATTTCTGATGACCCAATTCCAATGAAATATTTTAGATTAGCACTCTTTCTTTCTAAAACAATATCTTCCTTTATTTCTTTTGTTTCTTTCTCCCACACAACATCAGTTCCTTTATATACTTTCAAAACTTGCTTATTACCAAGCTTTACATCCTTTGTATTCTTGCCTATTTTAATCATAAGCAATCATAGGGTATTACATAACTTGTACTACCCCCCCCGATTAAACGTGTATTTTTCAACATTTATCTCTCCTTTATTCAATGTAAAGTCTGACAGGACTTGAACTTTTCTTTACTTTAATATCCCATATCCCGTCTCTGGAAATGGTAATAGCTCCAGCACTTTTTATCATAAATATTTCGTTCGCATAAAGAACGTATTTTTTATCGCCTTTCATGACTGTAAAACTTTGATTTACTGTGGCGGTTTCTGCTTTTAATGGAATGTTTAACGGTACTTCATATTCTCCACCATCATTAATAGTTGTTGCACCAAAACCGTATATATCTATTTCTTTAAACGTATTTGACTCCCATACAACTTCATCACCTTTTGTTACCTTAATAAAATTTTGAGGTATAATGTTTTTACTTCCTAATTTAATCATATCTACTCCGTAATAAAATAAATCGTATTACTGTCTTTGCTGTAAATAGAATTATATTCACTTTCTGTACCAGTCCAAAAACTCAAGCTACCATATCCATTTTTGTTCGATATCTTATCAGTCGATAAGTTGTTCATCTTAGCTTGTAAACTTGATAAATCACTAGCACTAGCTTTATTGTTGAGTGTGTATTGCAAGCCGTTTATATCACTTATATCGTGAGTGTGACTTGTACTTGCTTTACTGTTTAATGTTGTTTGTAGGTTTGAAACATCACTAATAGAGTGAGTATGTCCTACGTCTGATTTTTTGTTTAAATCAGTTTTGTTTGCTTTACTATCAACTTTTTCTTCCAACTCTGCAACACTGTCTGCACTTGCTTTATATTGCAATTTATCTGACAAGTCTGATATTGAGCCAATGTTGCTATTAAATATTCTTTCATGATTATCTAGTGTGCTTCTTAAACCATCAACATCTGCTATTTTGTGTGTATGTTTTTTGTCTGCTTTATTATCCAAATCAGCCTTATCCGCCTTTTTTTCAAGCGTTGTAGACATATCTGATATACTCTTTGAGTTTGCATTTGCCATCGTCTTAGTGCCACTGATGTCTTTTGTATTTGTATCAACTTGCGTTTTTAAAGCACTTATGTCTTTTTGTTCAAGTTTGCTATCAAGTACTGCTTGTAAACCAGTTATATCGCTTGTAGTGTGCTTATGTGTTTTATCGGCTTTTCCACTCAATGTAGTTTGTAGACTGCTGATATCTTCTTTGCCTACCTTGTTTCCTAATTTAGTAGATAAAGACTTAACATTTTCATCTAAACTACTTTTTACGTCTGCTATTGACTTAGTATTTGTATCTACTTTTTCTTGAATACTTGTAACTTGTTCTTGCGTTACTACAGAATTCACTTTATTTGATAAAGTGTCTAAATCTTCTTGATTAGCTTTTGAACTTAATACCGTTTCTAAATCTGTAACATCACCTGTTGTATGCTTGTGGCTTTTATCAGCCTTTTTGTCAACATTAGCTTGTACATCTGCTAAATCATTGTTACTAGCTTTCTCAGCAAGTTTGGTTTCAAGATTAGTGACATCAGTTATTGCATGAGTGTGTGACTTATTAGCTTTTGAGGATAAATCAGTAGTTAATGTGCTAACTTCTTCTTTAGTCGCTTTACTCTCAATACTTTCTGACAACTCATCTGTTTTTGTTGATAAGCTTTGAGTAGTATCTTTTAAGCCTTTGATGTCTGTATCAGTAGTTGATAACTTTTCGTTAATACCATTAATTTTAGTGTCTTGACCTTGTATAGTCTTATCTTGTTCTAAAAGTTTAGCGTTGATACCACTAATTCCTGTTGTGTTTTTTTGTATATTAGCGTCGTATTCTTTTAGTTTTGTATCGACTTTGCTATCTTGTTCTGATAACTTTTCAGTAACAGTTGTGTTTTGTTGTTCCAACTTGCTATCAATATCTGTGTTGTGTTTGCTTATCTTTTCATCAACGCTTGTTGACAAGCTTGTCACTTGATTTGATAAGCCATCAGCTTTAGTTTCTAGTGATTTTATACTTTCATCATGTGCTGATAACTTAGTACCTTGTTCTTCTATTTTTGCATTAATAGCCTGTTCTTTTTCGTTTAACTTGCTATCAGTGTTTGAAGATATATCAGTAATAGCCTTGTTGTATAAGTTATATGATACAGCCGTATCATCTTCTTCTGACAAGCCTTTTAATTTAACAATACCAGCTTTTGTTTCAGTCGCTTTTTCAAGAACTGGTATGTCTGGCATTTCTTCTGGAAGACCACTTAAAGCCTTGATTTTAGCGTCCCAAGATTTGAATGTGACATCACGTTCAGTATCCTTAGCCGACCTTTGTTGCTCTGCTTTAACACGTTCTTGTTCATTAGCTTTTCGTTGTTCTTCGTTCGTTTGCCGTGTTTTTCTTGATTTAACTCTATTTTGTTTATTATTGCTTCTCGTTTTTTTTTCTTTTACTTGTTCTATTTCTTT